TGGCCCGTGCCAATATATTTTTCCCCAATGTCCACATAACCTTTTTTAGCCCACTCATAAAAATTCTTGTATTGCGCCCAGACTGGACGGTGCAATGTCATCTGGTGGTAGAGCTGTGAATAAGATTCTGGTGAGGCTGTTCCACTCATTAACAAGACTTTTTCATAACTCATCTGTCTTAAGTTCTTCCATCTTCCACTCGGCTTTGGATACGCACCAATGGAATGTGCTTCATCAACAATCAATAACTGCCAGAACGTCCATGCAAATTTAGGTAGCCGTTCATAATTAATAATTAAAACTTTATCTTGCAGTCCTAAAGCTTTGGCATCTTTTTCAATGCTTGGGATTGCTTTTTTCTTTGTCACAAATAAACACCGTTGGATGCCTAACCGTTCGATCAAACTTAAAGCGGTCAATGTTTTGCCAGTTCTTACCTCACCCATGAGATAAGCAAACTGTTTTCGTGCGAGTAACCAATACAACTTATCGGCTGCCTCTTTTTGATACTCTCTTAATTCCATTTGTTGACGGGGTTGGATTTAGTGGTATCTTACACATATCTACTACCAAAGCAACCCCAGTGGACTTAGACATCGAACTGAAGACAATCAACACTCAGCTTACAAAAGAGCAAATAAAATGGTTAGACGAAAATAAACCGCCTGAACTATCAAGAGCTGGTTTTATCAGAACAATCATCCGTCATGCGATGACAAAAAAACAGCTCGACGCTTACGAATCTCAGATCAACAGATAACCAATGGATATTAAAGATGAGTTGCTTCGTTTACCGAAGTCATGGGGTTTCGTTGCCGTTCAAAATAAACGCCCCTATCAAAACGATTGGCAGAAAAATCCTTTAAGCCGTTCCCAACTTTTTAAAGAAATATCTGAAGGTCGGTCAACTGGTATTGGTGTCTGCTGTGGTACTCCTAGCGGCGGTCTTCTTTTCCTTGATCACGATGGTCAATCCGCTTCAAAAATCTTGACCGAAAACTGGGGCATGAGTCTCGGTTCTTTGACTCCTTCATGGATGGTTACATCTGGTCGCGTTGGTCGTTATCAATTAATTTATAAAGTCCCAGAAAAATATTGGTCGAAAATAAAAACACGTAAATTCCAAACAGGTGTCAAAGATGAAGACGGATCAGTAGAACAGCTTGAACTTCGATGGAATGGGATGCAATCAATTGTCTGCGGCAAGCATCCAATGACAGATGGATACCGTTGGATGGATGGTCGCTCACCTGCTGATCTTGAAATAGCAGAAGCACCGTTAGCCATTATCGAAAAGATGATGGATCAAAAGAAGAAATCAAAAACTGTACCCGTTCAGGTTTTTAATTCAGACATCGACAAAGCCCGTTCTCTTCTTCAATCAATTAACCCCAATCGGATAGATGACTATGACCAATGGTTAAAAATAGGAATGGCAGCTCATTCCGCAGGTGATTCACTCCTTGGAGATTGGGAAGAACTATCTCAGAAGAACAGCAAATATAAACAAGGTGAATGTGCAAAGAAATGGGATTCTTTTAAACGCTCTGGTATTTCGCTCGGTACACTTCAAAAATTTGCTAAAGAAGATGGTTGGACTCCGCCTCCTCGCATTTTTCCTGATTCTGTTGTTCCTATTGAAACAACGGAGACAACTCCGATCCCTTCAAAACTTGAACAGTTCGCCTTTATTTAGATCACGTTTCTTCTGAGGTTGAACCTACTTACATTGACCGATTAGCAACAACATATCTTAGACCGCAAGACGCATCTATTGATGAACCAACAATTTACGATGCAATGCTTAAGGTAACTCTGATAAACGCCGTGAGACGTGTATATCTTCCTGGCTGTAAACATGATTCTGCAACTGTTCTTCAGGGGAAGCAGGGGATAAAAAAATCTTCCTTTTGGCAAACGCTCTTTGGCCCCTTTTTCTCGGACGCTCTTGACGATATTTCCTCGAAAGATTCGATATTGACTTTGCACAGATCATGGGGAATGGAATGGGCCGAATTAGATTCGATCACATCTAGAAAACATGCTGGTCATATTAAATCTTTTTTATCTCGCGCTACAGATTTCTTACGCGTTCCTTACGGTAAAGCTGTAGAAGAATGGCCGCGTTCTGGCATCATCGTTGGTTCCTCTAATAAAGAATCAGGTTTGTTATTTGATGACACTGGAAACCGCCGTTTTCATGTTGTTCCTTGCACCGCTACATCAATTGACCTTGATTCACTTCAATTAGAACGTGATGCCATTTGGTCGGCTAGTGTTGCCGCTTGGAAAAATAAAGAATCACATTTCCTAACCTTTGAACAAGAAAATCAAATTGAAAAAGAGAACCTTGGATACATGGTTGACTCACCTTGGCTAACCGTTATTAACCAATGGCTAAATAATCCTACGAATCAAATTAAAGACGTAACTATTGAATTACTCTTGACCGATGCCATCGAAAAGCCAGTAGAACGACAAACAAAATCTGACACTATGACCGTCTCATCTATTCTCAAAAGCCTGAAATATGAGAGAAAGAAAAAAAGAGTGGAGGGAACACCTAAATGGGTTTGGAACCCTCCAAACTCCTAAAGTTCCCACCTGTTCCCACCTTGTTCCCACTACTGGGAACGCTTAAAAACCACTTAGTAACTACCTTCTTACTATATGTTCCCTTTGTTCCCTATGTTTTATATATAAATATAGAAATAGGTATATATGGGGTATATATATAGCTTAGGTAAGTTTGTAAGAAAGGTAGGAACACGTGGGAACGTGGGAACACTATTCAGTCTCATTTCTGTCTCATGCACGTCTCAAAAAAGAATCAACCCGTTATTGATCGTCTTATTCTTCTCCTCGCTCAGTCCGAACATGTTGCGGATGCAATCTTGGATAATGCCCTTGATGATGGTGAACGAGTAGACCCTGAAGTTGTCTCTGGTTTAACTCAATATTTGGTACGAATTGCAGATATACTCAGCACAGCAGAAGAAGCTGACCTTAAGCCTTTGTCTAATGAATGAGTTATATTTTGCTTATGGCTAAAAAAGCAACAGACAGAGAAATTGATTGCAGGGTTAATTCTGTCTACAACTTATTAATTAATGGTCACAGTAAAACTCAAGTCGTTCAGTACTGTGCGGAAAATTATAATGTCAAATTACGCATGGCAGAAAACTATATTGCTCGCGCTCGTAAACTTCAACAATTAGATGCAGAATTGGAGCGGCCACAGTGGCTCCTATCCGCCTTATCTCGTTTACAAAATTACGAAGCTCAATCTGCAAAACGTGGTAATCATCAAGCGGCCCTCCGTGCTGTGGAATTACAAGCTCGGTTGTTGAGGTTTGAGTTAAGTTGACTTCATTAATTGCTGGAATATGTAATAACGAACCGCTTACGGCTTTTGCTTATCAATCTTCTATTAACAGTTTGCCAACTGCGAAAGAAGTTAAGGCGCGAATACTTGAAGGACTCTTACCGCACCAGGAGAAGTTCTGCCTGAATACTGAATCAAGAAAGCTTGGACTTGTTTGTGGTTTTGGTGCAGGAAAAACACATGCTCTAATCGCAAAATTAGGAATGATTGCGGCGGATAATGTTGGATTTGTTTCGGCTATCTTTGAACCGACCAATGTCATGTTAAGAGACGTTCTTTATAGATCTTTAATTGACTTATTGGATCAATGGGAGATTCCTTTCACCTATAGGGCATCGCCGATGCCTGAATGTCAGCTTCATTTTAAAGAAGGAAATCATACTGTTTTGCTAAGAACAATTCTTACTTATCAACGCTTGAGAGGACAAAATCTCTGTGCAGCACTTTTTGATGAGGCAGATACTATTCCTATGGGTGAGGCAACAAATGCCATGAATATGGCACTGGCAAGATTGAGATCAGGTAATAATCAACAATTCTGTGCTGCCACAACTCCAGAGGGTTATGGTTGGGCGTTTCATACATTTGATAAAGAAGCAACAGAAGACACCGCATTAATAAGAGCGCGGACTATGGATAATCCTTATTTGCCTGATACGTTTATTCCTTCTTTGCAACAGAATTATTCTGAGCAATTAATCAAGGCTTATTTAGAAGGGCAGTTCGTCAATTTAACAACAGGTCAAGTTTATGATCGGTTCTCTAGGGAGATTCACGTTAAGGATAATTTGCCTGATTACAGTCAGGAAATATTGAAAATAGGTATAGATTTCAACGTAGATAATACAAACGCTGTTGTATGTGTGCGGGACGGAAATAAGCTCGTCATAATAGATGAAATCGTTAAATCTCACGATACTGACGCGCTCGCGCAGGAAATCGTTAGGCGTTATCCCAATCGTAAAATTCAGGTATTTCCAGATGCTTCAGGCTCGCAACGCTCAACCAACGCAAACGCCTCTAGGACAGATATATCCATACTCCAATCTTACGGCTTTGAAAACATGTCGCCGCGAGCGAACCCCGCAATCAAAGATCGAGTCCAGACTTTGCAAAATCTTCTCTGTAACTCCAAAGGGGAATCACGCTTGGAGGTTAGCTCCCGTTGCAGAAGGGTGATTGAGTGCCTTGAACTTCAATCATGGGATGAAAAAACACAACTTCCATGTAAAAATACAGGTTTCGATCACACTAATGACGCATTAGGATACTGTGTATATCGTGAGTTCTCTATTCTGTACGCCCGTGCGGGTAGCAGAACAGGAATTAGAATCTATTAAAGAGGATTTAACGCCGTGGCTTTCAGTGCATACAGTGGATATAGAACTTATAGAGGTATTGCGGAAGCAAAAGTTAATAAGGTATCTGATCCTAACCAGCAATGGTTGAATCAAGAGCCGCATTGGATTCTGCCTGAAACGATTGTTCAAGGAACGTATGAAATAAGAAGTAAGCATCGAAAATATCTTCCACAAGAAGAACGCGAATCAGATTTAAGTTATGACGCTCGGTTAGCAAGAAGTGTTTTATCTCCTTACTTCATACGAATTGAAAGGATGTTGGCGGGAATGTTGACTCGTAAACCTGTTCAGTTGAATGACACTGCTGACGTTATACGAGAAGATTTATTTGATATAGACCTTAGTGGGAACGACATATCTATTTTTACTTACGAGTTAACGCGCAAGCTTCTCAGGTATGGACATATTGGCTGCCTTGTCGATAGTCCATCTTTAGAAACAGGTGAAGGCCGTCCATATTGGAGCATTTACACACCAAGGGACATTATTGGTTGGAGAACAGAAAAGAAAGATGGAAAAGATGAATTAACACAGCTTCGATTAGCTGAACAAGTGTTAGTTGAAGATGGGTTGTATGGAGTAAAAGAAGTTCAACAGATCAGGGTATTAACGCCAGGTAATTTTGAAATTCATCGTAAAAATAAAGAGAAAAGTGATTGGGTAATCCATGAAGAGGGAACAACATCACTTGATTACATTCCTTTCTCTGTTGCTTATGCAAACAAGGTTGGATATATGGAATCAAGACCACCTATGAGCGATATAGCTGAATTAAATTTGAAGCATTATCAAATACAGAGCGATTACGATAATATTTTGCACATAAGCGCGGTCCCAATGCTCTCGATATTTGGGATGCCGCCAAGTGATAGTGAAATTAGTGCTGGACCAGGAGAAGCTTTTGCGATGCCAGCCGAGGCAAGGATTGAATATATAGAGCCAGGCGGTAGTAGTTTTACAGCACAACAAGAACGACTTAAAGAGATAGCATCTCAGATTAATGAATTGGGTTTAGCGGCAATATTAGGTCAAAAACTCGGCAGCGAGACGGCTACTTCTAAAGCCATTGATAGGAGTCAATCAGATGCCACGATGCTTTATATCGCGCAGCAAGTTCAGGATTTAATTGATAATAGTTTGCGTTTTCATGCTGATTATTTAGGCGTTGAGGCGGGTAGTTCTTATGTCAATCGTGATTTCTTAGCATCTCGTTTAGATCCTCAAGAGATCAATAGCGTTCTTCAACTTTATACAGCAAATACAATCAGCCAAGAAAGCTTGCTAAAGATGTTGGCCGAGGGCAATGTATTACCTGATGAGTTTGACGTTGAAGAAGAAGTTGAAGCAACACAGGTAGCAGGATTAATTGAAATGGAGCCACCTGAGAAGAAGGAAAAAGAAGAAACAGTACAAGTTGAAGAGTGATAAATGGCCCCGCAAATAAAGAAAGAAGGCACACCAGCGATTCTGTATCGGAACGCTATTGACTTAAATCGCTTTAGTAATGGGGTTCAAAATAGACTTGTAAAAGCTAATAAAAAAGTTCTTGTTCGTGCAATTGAGCAGTTAGCAAAGATTGATGATTCAGAAAAGCCGTCATATAAAGCCGCAAGATTAAGAGCGTTATTGAAACAGACAAAAGAATCACTAGGCACTTGGAGAAAAGAAAGTGTTTCGGTGATGATTAAGGAGTTAGAAGGAATTGCAGATGTTCAAGCTGGTTTTGTAGAAAGTCAAATAGAAAAAGCATTACCTAGCGGAGTATTGAGAAGCGAATTAAATCCAGCAGGTTATAGCGTTCAAACTGTTGCGGTAAGTCCAGACTTTGCAAAGGCGGTAGTCACAAAAGATCCTAGTGTTGTCACGTTAAGAGCAACAGGCCCGTTTGATTTAACAGCAGCGCAAGGAGCGCAATTGACACTGCCTAATGGTGACACTGTTGAGAAGGCATTTAGAGGGATTGCATCTAGGGAGCTAAGTAACTTTAAGCAAACGGTTAGAACAGGTCTTTTGTCTGGTGAACCTACAGAAGATATTGTTCGTCAGTTAATGGGTAATTTGGAGTTTGGTCAAAGAGCTGGAACACCATTACAAGCGGCATTATCTGGTGACGCTGGCTTTAAAATGGCTAGGCATCAAATCAGGACAGTTGTTAGAACAAGTGTTAATCAGGTTTCTAATGCAGCAAGTAAGCAAGTTTATAAAGCAAATGAAGATGTAACAGAGAAGTACCGTTATGTTGCGACGTTAGATAGTAGAACCTCGGCTTTATGTGCATCGCTTGATGGACAAGAGTTTGAATATGACAAAGGGCCAGAACCACCACAGCATTTTAATTGCAGGTCAACAACTGTTGCTGTTATTGATTGGGATGGATTAAGGAAGAAGTATCCACAGTTAAAATTTGATGATCCAGCCGAAGGAAAAAGAGCCGCAGCAGGAGGGATGGTTCCTGCTGACACTACTTATGGGAAATGGTTGCATGGACAAAGGGCTAAAACTAAGTCAGGGAAGTTATCTCAATTCACACCTGGGCCAAGACAGATTGAAGCATTAGGAAAAGGTAAAGCTAAATATTTTAATCGTTTAGCTAAAAAGTATGGACCTGATGAAGCAATTAAAAAGTTTGTAAGAACGGACGGAACAGAGATCAGCTTGGCTCAATTGCAGAAGCGTTATCCAAAACTGACAAGCATCACCGCTTCAAAACCAACGATTGTTATCAAGAATCAAAAGCAGTTAGAGAAGTTTGCAGAAGCAGCAAGAGCAAAAGATCTACCTTCTATGTCACAGCTCCAAATTCAAGCTGCGGGAGCAAAAATAAAACCTAAAGATGTTACAAAGGTTTTCGATTTAATGGATGAAATGGAAGGGGTTGCAGGAGCTAATGCAAGAAAACTAAGAAGGTTTGCGGAGAAGAAAGAGGTTTGCTGTATTTGGTCAACACAAAGAGAAGGAACAATTATAAAAAACAGAAGCAAGATGGATCACGTTCTTAAAAATGCTCAAATGAAAAAAAGCATGGAGAGAGCGTTAAAAAATGAAAAGCGATTTAGGACTAACACAGATGATGTTTATCAGCGTGTATTAGACAATGCAATTAATGTTGATGAAAAAGAATCAGGGCCGCAGTCTAAACTTGCTTTTGCTAATCATTTTGTAAAAAGCTATTTCACTGCACAAGGTAAGGGCCGATCAAGAATGAACGGCATGACTTTCCCTGGTGCTAATCATATTTTGATTAAAAGAAAGGCAGACATGAGGCCAATTACAAGCCTTAAGCAAATGAGGGAAGATGTAAAAGATGCAATAAAAAGAGCTAAGACGGGCAAGGATCTTTATTGGTCGGCTAATGGTGAAGGAATGTATAAGGGAGAATCTCATTGGCTGAAAACTTATGTGCATGAGATGGGCCATCAAGTTCACTATGCAAGCGGAAAGCCAACTTTAAATTCTTATGATTGGACCCCAAGCCAATATGGAAGTTCTAATGCAGACGAGCGTTTTGCTGAAACTTTTGTGCAATATATCTTTGCTCCTGTAGAATTGAAGAAAGCTTCTCCTTCTGCCTACAAATGGGTTGAGGACACCTTGTTATCTTCTCTAAAAGAGGTTGAAACATGGAAGTAGTAAAAAGAGCTTTAAAAGTTGCAGGTAGTTTCCCGAAATCAAGGGAAGCACCAAAGCTTTTGCTGTCTTTATTTAAGGAGGCAAAGGGTTCGGATAAGGACAAGGTGGGAGAATTAGTTGAGGTTTTATATGCTTCAGCCGAAACGAAAGACGATTTAAACTTAATAAACGAATATTGGGTATAGCAAAGGTTAACCGTAACGGTTAAACTACCTGTAATGTTTGATTTTTGGTCATGGGTCGTCGATATGTCAGGGATAAGATAGGCCGCTTTGCTTCTCATGGTGGCGGCGGTGGAAGTTTTGGCGGTGGCGGTAAAACAGGCAAGTCAGCTAAGAATGTAAAAGCAAGGGCGGCTTATAAGAATCAGGCAGGGAAGCTAAGAGAAGCAAAGAAAGCTGCTTCTGGAGCAGCGAAAGGAGGAGATGCAAGAAGATCAACTTATGCGAATAGACAATTAGGTGGCGCAAAGTCAGGAATGACCCGCGTAACAAATAGGCTGACAAATAAAAGGGCAGCAAAATCAAAAGTCTCACCTAAAAGAGAAAGGGCCGCAACTAAAGCAAGGGCATTAGGTACAGAAAGAAAACTTCAGAAGAAGAATTTAGCTTCAGTAAAGAAGGCAAAGGCTACAAGAGCGAAAACCGCCGCAGCTAAAAAAGCACCACGCACAGCTAAAGGTAAGATGGCCTACGACGGCCCAAATAAGGCAGCAAGCAAAGCAAGGGATAGGGTTATCGCAAAAACAAAAGCTAAACGCGCAAAAACAGCAGGTAAATATACAGAAAAGACAGCAAAGGGAGAATATAAGCGAGCAAGCCGTGAAGATCGTATGCAGGGATCAGGTGCAACGAAGGCAAGAAAGAGAGTTATTAAAAAGCAAACAGGGAAGCCAGCTTACCAGCAGAGAATGGGAACCGAGGCAGGTCAAACCCGCTTAGGTAGAACAAAAGCACCAAGAGCAGGATCAAAAACAAAAGCAGAAAAAATCAGAGGAAAGATTGAAAGTAAGAAAGCCGCTAACAAGGCATTAAGAGGGGATGAATTTAAGGGAGTGAAGAAAAGAACAACAAAAGCACCGCGTAAGCAAAAAGGAGCGCAGGCTTACGACGGACCAAACAAGGCGAGAAGTCAAGCGGCTGATAGAGTTTTAGCTAAGACAAAAGCAATAAGAGCTAAGAAAGGTATAAAAGCCCCAAGCGCGTTTGGTGGAACATCTAAATATGCTCGTCAAGGGAAGGTGAGTAAGGCATCAAAAGGCTCTGGAGCAAAACAAAAATACAAGAAGGCAACAAGTGAGCTAAGAAAATCAAAGCGGGGTCAATCTTTATTTAAACAGTCCCAGATGGGGCATCCTTCTAAGGTGAGGCAAGGTCAAGTAACACGGTTGACGAATAAATTTACAAATAGAAGAGCAGCCGCAACAGGAGAAACTAACCTTTCAAGAGGATTGAAGCGGGTCGATCGAGTAAAGGCATTAAAGACAACTAAGAATCCAAGTACAAAAAGGTATGAATTGAATTACTTAAAGCAATCAAAAGCTTTAGGTAAGAAGTTGAAGAACACAAAAATAAATACTAAATACACACCACCTAAATTAAAGAAAGGAGTATGGCAGCCAGCTAATGCCAGTGCGGGCAATAAGATCGTTGGATTTAAAAGGAAAAGGCGTTAATCGTCAGCAATAAAATCGTCTAGCGTTTCAAGGTCTTCCATCACGTTTTCCCAGAATCCAGGCACTAACAACACATCGTCTTGGCTGTCGGCTTTACCTAGTGTAATAACGTCAGCCATTTCATTTCCTGTGACGACATAGACCATTGTTTCGTTTCCTTCACCGTCAACATCTGGTACAGAGGCAAGAAGTTCGCGTAGTTCTCTAACGGTAAAGCCTTCTTCTTTTTTGATTGGGCTAGGCATGGGGGTTGATTCCTAGTAGTTTCTGCTAACTTAGGGGAAAACTGACCTTACGGGTTATTTATGACCGAAGAAAATCTTCAAGAGCCTACGGCTGTTGATCCATCTGAACTTGATGCACTAAAAAGAAGCATTGAGGGATTAGAGAAAAAAAACTTTGAACTAATAGGCAAATTAAAGAAAAAAGAAACGCCTGATGTTCCTGCTGATTATCAAGAATTACTTGATTTTAAACAAAAGGCAGAGCAGAAAGAGTTAGAGGCCAAAGGTGATTATTCAAAAGCATTGGAATCAAGGGAGGGCCAATTCCGTGATGCTGTAAAAGATAAAGACGACAAGATCAAAAAGCTTGAGGCGAAGATTCGTGATCTTGAATTGATCTCACCTGCTATGGCTGCTTTATCTAATGCGGTGCATGATACAGATTATGCGTTAGAGAAATTAGGTAAAGATAAATTTGAAGTAGCAGAAGATGGTTCTGTTGTTTATGTCGATGAATTTAGTCGGATGACAATAGAAGAAGCCGTTCAAAAGAAACTTGCTGCGAACGATAGAACAAAATGGGTTGTTAAAAAGCCTATTGCTAGAGGCAGTGGAGCAGTGGGCGGTGGAACTGTTTCGGGTAGCAAAATCTCAGAAGGTGACTTGAAATATTTCTTACCTGAAACACAAAATATGGACGAACAGACAAGGATTTATAGACAACAAGGCGCAGAAGTTTGGAGAAAGTATAGGGAAATGGCCGAAAGCCGCTAATATATA